GTGATAGCCTTGGGAATGTCAAAGAAATTAAAACCTTTGAATCTTCTGGACTTAATTCTGCAAGTGTTAAGCTTAAGAACAATCAATTAGATTTAAGATTGCTTACAGGAATTAGCGAGCGAAAAACAGATACTATATATATGACTAAATCAGTAGACAAGTTTAAAACGGTTGATTTGGTACGTTATAAAACCCCTCTTTGGATGTGGCTTACAATTATTTCTTTAGTTTTAGTTATTATTTTACTGCTTAGATTCAGATAAAGTGTTATATTAGTGTTTTCATAGTTTTATTAAGTTTTAGTTTAGACCCCTTGCAGAGATGTAAGGGGTTTTTTTATGCCTTATTTATAAAGTTTAACAATTAATACGTTTGCATATCTGTTTATTATAACTATATTTGCCTATAACTAAAATATACATTATGACAGCTAGAACATCACACACAGGAAAAGTAATTGTAAAAGGAGATAAAATGCTTAAAGGAGTTGGAATACAATTTAGAGGTATTGCTTCAGATGGAAAATTTAGTTTCTTATTAACTGAAAGAGCATATTCTAAAATAGCAGATAAATGTAAATATATTTAAAAAGGAAAAATTATGGAACCACTAGAAAAATTATTTAAAAAAATAGAATCTTATAATAATAATAATAAAATAAAAGAAGCCACACGTATTAAAAATAGACGTAAAAAAAAAACTTAGAAAAAAATAAAACCATGAACTTCATTAAAGAACTACAAACCGTATTACTACTAGGTCTTAAAACCAACGTAGACGCAGAATCAATTAACCTAGAAAACAAGCTTAAGGCAGACCCTAAGAACATAACACTTAAGGAGCTAAAACACATCTTCTATCATGCTGGCATCAAATCAATAACAATCGAAAATACAACTATTAAAATATAAGCTATGAAAACTATAACAAGAGAAATCGTTATTAAAAGCATTGAGTACGACACCGTTTATGGGAAAAATATTAATAAAGAGGTTTACTACGTTTACAAAATTGAAACAAATTCACGTCTAAACCTCGATGCTTTACAGCACGTAATTACCGAAAGCGTAAAAGTTCCTGAAAGACTTGACGAATTCATGGTTTTACACGGAATAGGACAAAGCGAAATAGTAGAATTTTTAAACAAAAACTACAAAAAACAATAACATGAAAATAATTAGAGAAGAAATTAACGTAAATCTAATTTACGAGACCTACAAAATAAAGGTTAATGACCCTAACATTACATACTCAAAGTTCTGCATCTACATTTTAGGAACTTCGGTAACTATTGTTAACGGTTGGAAAAATTCAACTATAAATATGAGTCCTCACAAAAAAGAAAAGGTTTTGAAGCTTACAGGATTAAAGCCTGAGGATTATGTGAAAATAGTTACATTATATGTTTAATAATCCGTTTATTAATGTTATATTTAAACTCACTTAAAAACTAAAATTATGGCACAATCAAAAGAATTAATAATTAAACACGATAATAAAGAGATAGAAATATCAGACTTAGACTATGACAAAGAAGTAGAGATTTATATTAGTCAAGAAGATGAGATTTCACTATCTATATTTTTAGAAGTAGAAGACTTAATTTGCATTAAGGCTCACATAGACTATATTTTAAACAAAGCAAAAAACTAAAATTATGGGATGGACTAATCCAGAAGACGAGAAAGACTTAGACAATAGATGTATGTACTGCAAAGAAGAATGTCAAAATCACTATTGCAGTAGGAAATGCGAAGAAGCAGACATTAACGATTAATAAAAACTAGAAACTATGAAAGAGATTTACAAGGCATTAGCCAATTTTCAGCAAGAAGTACCAGTAATTCATAAAGCTACACAGGGCTACGGGTATTCGTACTCAGACCTTCCAACTATCTTTGAGGTAATTAATCCACTCTTAAAAAAGAATGGTTTAGGCTTCACGCAATTACTACACGAAAACCAAATTGAAACTATTTTATTTCATGTAGAAAGCGGTCAAGAAATACGTTCACTTACTAACATTCCGCAAGATGTACAACTAGCAAAGATGAATCAGTTTCAAGTGTTAGGTAGTGCGGTTACATACATTAGAAGATACGCTTTGAGTGCTATGCTAGGAATTGTTACCGATAAAGATACAGATGCAGGAGGTGAGCAAAAGAAGGCAACGCCAGCAAAAGCAAAAGAGTTTACGGAACAGGACTTAAAAGTATTAACCGCCAAGTTAGCAGCATTAACCACAAGAGAAGAACTTAAAGAATTGTATGTAAGCAATCCTCAATATAAAGTTTCTAAGGATGCTGGGAAACTATTTACTAATCGAGGTATTGAACTAGAAGCATAATGTTTAAAGCATTAATTGACCTCGATTCTATACTATACAAGGCAGTCTATAAGGTCGTATCTATAACACAGATGCGACAGGCTATCGAGTTGCATGGGAAAGAGCAAGCTAAACAATGGCTACTTGAAGAAGTCTACAACCAAGGCATCAACCGAGTAGAGAAGCAAGTATTAGAAATTGTAGAATACTTAGACTCAGTAATGTTTGAAGAAATTAGCGAGACTGAACTTTACATTACAACTTGCACAAAGTCTTTTAGAAAAGAATTAGCACCAAGTTATAAGTCAAATCGAAAGCGTAACAACTATGTTTGGCTATTAAGAAATCACTACATGATTAACGATGCTAAGTATTCAGACACTTTGGAAGCGGATGATTTGATTGCTATAAGAGCCAGAGAGCTAGGTAAAGCAAATTGTATAGTGATTAGTCCTGATAAAGATTTAAAAACGATAGGAGGCTTCTATTGGAGTTACTACAAGCAAAAAGACAAAGACTTTGAAGGGAACTATTTATTTGACGATAACGGATTCCATGAACAAAGCTTTAAGCAAAAAGAACCTATTTACTTAACAGATGACGATGCTAGTTTTTTATTTTGGCAACAAATGGTAATGGGTGACACCTCAGACAATATTAAAGGCTTAAACCGTTGGGGCAAAGTAAAGTCTGAGAAGCTACTAAAGGCTAGTTCTTGCTATTGGTTTACAGTCGCTCGTAAGTACATAGAATTAAATCAAAAAGAAGATTGGAAAATTAACTATTCGCTCTTAAAACTAGGGAGCATAAACTAAATAAAAACTATGAAAGATTTAAATAAAAAAGAGCAAAAAGATCTTGATGGATTATTAAAAGAAATTGGAAAATCCCTAATTGGAACAATGGATATTTTAAAAATACCAAATTATATAGACGCTTCTTATGATTGTAATGGAGAAAAATACACTTTAAAATTTGAAAAATTAAAAAACAAATAAAAAACAATGTCAATAGCAAAACAAATAATCCTAGACGAGTTAAAAGAACAGAAACATCCAGAAAAGGTTGAGGACGTTATATTTTGGGCTTTAAAGCATTATGCAAAAACTAAACCTAAAGGTTTGTCATGGGGTTCAATAATAGCAAAAGAAATAATTGGAAGAATAGAAGAAGAAGAAAGCAATCCATTTAAAGATAATTATTAAATAAATAAACATTATGAGTCAAATACAAGGAAAGATTAAAGTAAAAGGAGAAACACTAGAATACGGAAGCAATGGTTTTCTAAAGCGTGAAGTAGTTATTACTACTAGCGATGAGAAATATCCTCAGCATATTCTTATTGAGTTTGTTCAGGACAAAACAAGTCTAGTCGATGCGTATAATGTAGGCGATGAGGTTAAAGTTTCTTTGAATATTCTTGGAAGAATCTGGGAGAGTCCTAAAGGCGAAACAAAGTATTTTAATAGTCTACAAGGCTGGAAAATAGAAGGCGTAACACAAGCAAAACAAGAGAATAACTTTCCAGACGATGAGGTCGAAATGCCTTGGGATAAAAAATAAAACTATGAAAACTAAAGCAAGCAATAACGCAAATAAATTACAAGAGCTTACAGGCAAGAAAGTAAGCGATAAGCAACAAATACTACAATTTATAAATCAACATTTTTATATTAGTATAAATCATTGTATTTCATATCTTAATATGAAGCATCAAACAGCTTCGGCTAGACTTTCAGAGCTTCACGATGAGGGCATTGTGCAAATTTCAGAAGGTGCAAATTGTTCTTATTACAAACTATCAAAGAACCCTGAGAAAGTAAAAGAACAAAGGGAAAGAATTAAGATAGATGCACTCATAAAAAAACTTGAAGCCTATGGTTATGAAGTTATAAAAAAGTAGTATATTAGCAGTTCAGTTGCAGCCTATCAATCTTAGCAACTTAAAAAAATGTTAAAACCGTTTTGGATCTCCTGAGTTGATAGGCAGGGATTCAAAGCGGTTTTTTTATACAATAAATATTATGGAATTTAAAGGGACACCACAGTCGAAATGGAAAATTAAAGACATTTCAAGTATTAGTAAAACAGATATAGTTTGCGGTAAAACAAGAATTGCAGAAGTAAAACATTATTGTGGAAAAGATTTTCCACACGACCCTAATGAGGAAGAAGGTAAAGCCAACGCAAAACTAATTGCAGCAGCACCAGACTTATTAGAGGCTTTGCAAGGCTTATTATTAAATGGTCACAACGATAAGCAAATGGGAATATCACAGGCAGCAATTAACAAAGCACTAAACTAATGGGAAAGCTAAGAATTAAAACAGAGTTTGCACAGACACCTAACAAGCTCTTAAAGAATAAAGAAGTAAGTCTAAAGGCAAAAGGACTATACGCATTTATACAATCAAAGAGCAATGGTTGGGAGTTTTCAGCAGTAAGAATATCAATGGAACTTAAAGAGGGCTTACAAGCTATTAATAGCACCTTACAAGAGCTAGAAGAAAGTAAGTATTTGCAGCGTCACAAATACCAAAACAATAAGGGCTATTGGAAAGTAGACTACGAATTACATATTGAGCCTTATATGAAAACCCTGTGTACGGAAACCCGTATACAGGAAAACCCTTCATCGGATAATCCTGTAATAGGAAAACACCCAAACAAAGAAAGAAAGAATTTAGA